CTCTCGGGTATTGCGCGCCATATTTTTGATACTAAAACAGGTTGTCTTAGGAATGACGCACGTGTTGATGCTATTGTTAGCATGCGACAAGTGTGTTATTTCTTTAAGAAATATCTGCCTGCTGATGAGCGAGCTGAAAGGCTTTCTCACCAAGCAATCAGAGATTTCGAGACAACCGATAGTGAGATTCGAGATGTTGATTTGTCTCGACTCTTACGATTCGGACATGTTTGCTCATTTGTCGTTCCTGGACTTGATGAAGTCCAGGACTTCGAATGCAAACATGGCCCTGGTGCTGTCTTGGAGGGATATACGGCAAACCAGAAGTGGCAAGCGGTATATCACGGTCTACTTGATTTCGACCGAAGACTCAATCTCGTAGGGTATGATTTGCCGGCATCTTTGCTGGCAGATCAATACTGCGAAACTGATGATCTCCAAGACGATCCCACGAGCGCTTGCGCACGACTTGTCACAGTTCCGAAGAGCTGTTCTGCTCTTCGCACCATTACGGTGGAGCCTTGTCTGAACCAGTTTGTTCAGCAAGGTTTGAATAATGCACTTAGAGATAACATCTCTAAGTGCAAAATTCTGAGACATAGTCTTACGCTTGACTCTCAATTGCCAAATCAAGTATTGGCACTTGAGGGCTCCCTCACTGGCGATTGGTGTACGATCGACTTGTCGTCTGCTAGTGATCGTCTCTCTTTACAAGTCGTAAAGGAGGCTTTTAAGAGCAGACCGCGCTTCTTACAGGCGCTTCTAGCAAGCCGTACACCCAACGTGAATTTGGATGGAAACATCCTCGCGTTGAAGAAATACGCCGGCATGGGTAACGCCACGACTTTTCCGGTGCAATCGTTAGTATTTGCCTGTCTGGCACTTACTTCGATTACACAGTCAGAAAAGTATCTGACGAGTGGAAAACTTCGTGACGCCGCTCGTGATGTTCGTGTTTTTGGTGATGATATCATCATCAAAACCGAACATTATCGGGGTTTTGCTGACTGGATCAATTGCTTTGGTCTTAAGATCAACCAAGGCAAGACTTTCTCTGTGGGTAACTTCAGAGAAAGTTGTGGCGTCGATGCTTACTTGGGTCACGATGTGACCCCTGTATATCTTCGCTACGATCCAGATAGAGCCTCAACTGAGGCCAGTGCCTTTGTGTCCCTAGTATCGTCATCCAATCAACTGTGGATGAAAGGGTACTATGAGACTGCTAATACTCTCAAGAGTATTTGTGAAAGAGTGAGAACTCTTCCACAAGTCTCTTCTGAGTCTAGCGGCATTGGTTGGCATACACGTCAAAACTTAAGTGAATTCCAGAGATGGAATTCAACTCTACAAAGGTTTGAAGTTCGAACCTTTGTTCCTGTCGGCTCGCGCCGAAAGGACAGTCTTGACGGGTATCCTGCACTATTGAAGTTCTATCATCATCCCTTAATCGGGCGTGATGACCCAGAACATCTTAGTGCCTCAGTTCGTCGTTTCGATTTGAAACTACGAAAGAGG